ATTTCAATTCCAAATTCATGACAAGCACTCCAAATCAAAACGATTGCGGACGTTCTCTAAATTATTCTCCATGGCCTCAGAGTGAGTGATCACATCATACTCACCACTAGTCACATCACTGTCCCACTCGTCATGGGCATCCTGTAAGGCAGAGAACAGCGAGACTTGCTCATTGGTTAATGCATCCAAACCCAAGGACCGCGCAACAACCTGACGAACCAAAGAACCCTTGCTACCATCAGCAATGCCTACGTTCTCAATCGCTGAAGTGTAAAACTCATCAGTAATGAACACACCAACAGCGCACTTGCCGCCCTTGCCATCACGGTAAGCGCACGAAGAACCATCCATGCACGGTCCATCCATCGCGGATAAATGCGCCGATGCCTTGTTAAAAATATCTTGGAGTTTCATCTTCTATCTTCCTCTCTACTAATCGAAGCATCATGCCTCACGAATCAAGTTAGACGCAGCACGGCCCGATGTCAAAATGTTTCTTGGGTTCCCACTATAGGGAGTAGCTGGAGGTTTTAAAACTTTTTGAACTGAAAACTATTGGGATTTGGTGGGGTCAACGGGAACAACATACTAAAGATGAAATATTATTACGTCAGAACAATGGGTTATACATATACACTTTGTTCCCGCCATACTTTTGAGCAGTGGGGTCAAGGTGGGAACAACGGGAACAACTTTATCAGTTGCCTCGTACTGCCCTCTCCTAGATTTTTGGGTCCAACCCGTGTCAATTCCTGTAGAGAAAACACTATATGGAAACTTGATGAACAGCGTAGCGGGCACTATACTCCCTGTAAACGTTGAGGATTATGCAATGGCATCGCTGAAAAAAAAGATCGAGGCAGCGCACGATAGAACCCTGACACCAAGGCAAATGACGTTTGGGCGTCATGTTGTGGAAGGCATCTACTCTAACGCCGAGAGCGCACGAAAGGCAGGGTACGCCAAGGATGTGGCAAACGTTACCGCCTCAAAACTGCTGAACGGGCGTGACTATCCACATGTGCTTGAGTACATCCAAGAGATGCGCGATGAAAGAGAACGTCGCTATGGGGTGTCAACCATCGGACAACTGCAACGCCTACACCAGCTATCTGAAGGCGCAGAAGAGGCGGGTCAATTCTCTGCCGCTATCAATGCTGAAAAGATACGGTCGGCACTTGGGGGTCTTACTGTAGACAGGCGGGAACAAACACACACCATAGACCAGATGTCCCGTGATGAAATAGTGAGCCGTCTGTCGGATCTACAAAAGAAATTTCCACAGGCGTTTGTGATCGACGCGGACTTTAAGGATGTGACAGATGTCGAAGGGACCAGAAGCAAACTTTTGGAACACGATAAGGCAGAACTTGCCTCCGAAGACAGCGGCAACACGAATTGAAAACGTGCATGGGGGAGGTGTTCCTGATGTGCATATGGTTTGGGATGGTCTGCCCTTCTGGCTAGAATTGAAGGTAGCGAAAAGTAATGCAGTCGGCCTCCGATCCCATCAGGTCGCGTGGCACATGCAGTATTGGTCGCGTGGGGGCCTGTGTTTCTTCTTGGTTAAGAGCCTCTTGACCAAGGAACTACATTTGTTTGACGGTGATCAGGGTCCATGCCTCATGGAGCGCGGCCTAAAGGGCGGCACTGGTCAGGTGTACGCGAACCCTGCGGCTTTGTTCACGGCCCTGCGCCCCCGCTTGCTTAATCATTACTCAAATGTCTGCGCCCCTGCGCCCTAGTTTCTGCGCCCCCGCATCAAGGTTCGGGATCCGCATGTCTGCGCCCCCGCTAGCCGGTTAACATTTAGGGTATGTTTGTTAACTTCTCCGCATGTCTGCGCCCTGCGCCTTCGTTCTAATGTGTGTGTGTAAAAAAATTAGGGCGCCGCCAGGGAAATTCCCAACGGCGCCCCTATTCCTATGCTATCTCTAGGCTGTTCAGCATAGTGCAGTTATAATTTGTTCCAATTGTCACGGTCACATTGATATCTTTGTCGATGTAATTTTGTATTTCATAGCCAAGCATACTGTCCTTGGGTGTTCGGAACGTCCAGCCGAGCCCCTTGTTTGGGGTGTCCATTATGCCAAGAATGAATTGAGGATTTCCGTCTAAGGAATTTGGCAACCGTTCGATGAGTCTTACTTTCCCCGTGTGGCGCGTAATGTTTTTCATGTGTTGATTTCCTACTGCTGATGCGGGGACACAATGCCCCCGCGTTGATTGTGCCATTAGTGTTGAACAATGGCAATTGATTTAGATGACTTTGTGCTATTGCCCCCGCACAATTTACAGGCGTTACATTGAACGCGCCGGCCGGCCTCTTTACTTGCGGGGCAAAGGATCTCTTTCCCTTTCACAATATCGCCTATGTCTGTAATGACTCGGAAGGTTCGCGCCCCATTGTTCCAGAACGCAACCGCTTGCGCTTCAGTATCGGCGGACTGCATCGCAATATCTGGACGGAAGCCAGATTGATGGGTGTATGCAAGATGAGACTCGCAACCGGTTAATAGTTGATCCCAAACCCACGAAGGGATGGCGGCAGGATCCCCGTAGGTTCCAAGTCTAACAACGCGGCCGGCCCCTAGTGCTACGCGGTCTGCCCTAGTGTTTGCCATGGGATAAGTCCCGCGTGCGTACTTTTTATAAACCATAGTCGGGCCTTGCCCGAGATTAACGTAGCAGTCACGCTTGACCGCTTGTTTGCGTACGGGGTCCGTTGTTGGCGTCCCCCTAAATTTACAGTCCCCGCATATGCTGAAGTCTGCGCCCGTTTTGCTTGCGTCTAACGGGGAGATATCTGAGCATATTATATAGGTCTGTAAAACCTTGCCTGTCTTAGTATTGCGGTCGCTATAGGTCGCGATAGCAACAACGGGCTTACCATCCAATAGGCTTTGCCCCTTGTATATGATACCGGATTTCATGAGTCGGTTTCCTCTTTGCTGGTTAACGTAGGTTTATTCTATAGCATAGGTCGCGCAGCGCAACATATTTATCGGTCTATATTGGGAATAATAAACCGGTGCAGGCATCGAGCCCCGCGATTCCAGGGCGCCGGTCCTGCGCCCCTGCTAGCAGGCCGGCCGGCCGGTATGTCTGCGCCCCCGCTAGCCTATCTATATCTATAGATGTCTGCGCCCCCGCTAGCCGGTTGATCGCTTGCATATCCTGCGCCCCTGCGCCCTGCGCCCTGCGCGTTCGCCGTTAGACGGCCGGCCGCGCTTAGATCTTTGGCGCCCAACGCGGCACAAAAAAAAGGGCCCCGAAGGGCCCTTGATCCTAGGTATAGTGTTCTAACCACTCTGGCTCGGCTTGGATTAGAACGGCATTGTCCCGTATGTCTTTCGCATAACCATCGCCTAGTTCTCCGCTCCCGTATGTATGGGGTGAACTGGTAGATAGATACCAGCGCGCGTATACGTCTTTCGCTTCGGTGCTTGGCTGCTTGTATGTTTTAAGAACGCGCCACTCAAAGGGCCCTTGCTTATAGATCGCGTAGGGCTTGGCTTGGTCGCGAGTCTTTCCGAATGGATTAGGCATTGTATTTCCTCTTTTCTGGTTGAGTTGGTGACTCCAGTTCTTTCGAACCGTGTCACCATGGTGATTATTTTGTATCAGTATTGTAGGGTATTGTCACCGGAATATTCCAGATATGAACTATAGCGTTTCCGTTCTTATCAACGTTACCTTGCCAGTATTCCATGGCAAGGTCGCGCTTCAATCTTTCAAGTAACAGTGTTTGAAAGAGATCCTGCATTAGACGGTAATCTCGGTCCAAGATTTGATCTTGCCGTTCGCATCGACCTTATCGACGGCCTTCTCTATCTTGGCATTGACCGGATTGTCTGCATAACCAGACGTATAATCCCTTTCCATACGCTCTAATCTCCGGTGTAGTTTCTTCTTGATCTCATGGTGCTTAACACTTGGTAGATGCATTGCATCTAACCCTGCAAGTAACATCTGGACCTCAATATATTCTAACTTGATACGCATTGTGTTTCCTCTTTCTGGTTTCATATCGGATTGATATGTGAATGCCCCTCAATCAAGAGGGGCACGCCATATCTTGCCTAGCCAAGATCGATCCAGACTTTGGTGGTCTTATTTCGTAGTGTAAAGTTCTTATCAAAGAACTTGCCTACACCTCTATACTCTAGAGCCGTTAGGTACGCAGGACGTTCGCCGTTCGCTTTGGGGTCAAGTGTTAGACCGATGTCGCGATATGCGTCTTTGCTTGGTGCAAGCGCCACATCGCTTGGCGCTTTGGTTACTATCAAGAGACCAGCTTCAACCGCGTCTTTTTCCAGCTTGGCAACTTGCGCCTTGATCTGTTTTGCTTGCGCTTCAAGGTCTGCTATCTGGCCGCGTGTTGTTTGCGCGAGTGTCGCGGAGATATCTAGGGTCTGCGTTAAGTCTGACATTGTGTTTCCTATCTACTGGTTGAACGACTCACCGCCTATCGGTGCGTCTAAATAAATTTAGATAGGAAACGAATCGCTATGTCAATACACAACCGGCCTATATCGGTGCGTATAGATAATAAAATTTACATATGTCGCGCGCAGCCAGACGCTATGGT